GTGTCCTTCCCCTATCAAAAAACCTACCCCCCTTAGATGAATTGCATGATGAACACAATACTTGCAAGTTATTAGGGTTATCGTCTCCGCCTAGTACGCGTGGCACTATGTGGTCAACGCTTAGGCGTTCATCTGACCCGCACATCTGGCAACATCCATCTCTTCTGATTATCTGTTCCCGTATCTTGCGCCACTTGTTACTTGACCCAGTACCTTTAAGGCTACTCATGTAGATAGACACTCTTGTTACATCTATCGCATAAGGCGTAATGAATATTGTCATAAGGAATATATAACCATCGATGCTTGAATAGGTAACAGACAAGCTTCTTAATCAATGCCATCCTTTATCCTTCCAATGCTTCCATGCGTTACACGCATTGCCTTGATATCTATGATCGATGTACTTAAGCCCAAAGTGTATCTGTTCAATAGGGCTCTTGTCCTTGACGATAGGGTTCTTCAGCTGTAATAGTCCATAAACATAACTCTTTGTGGGGCTATTGAGATTGCCTACTGCTTTATGATTCCAAGCAGATTCTTTACCTATAAGCCTGGATAGACACACAGCTTCTTTTTTAGGTAATGCTAAATGAACATATCTCTTGGGTTCAATTGCTTCTATTGAGCCACTTGTAGCGTGACTCATAGGTACGCATAGAGATATCCCAATAACGATTGCTACCGAGCGGGCTATCCGCTTAAGCGCCCGCTCTGAGCCCCTGAGGGCTCTAGCCAAGAGTGTACCGGCATAGTCAAGCATGTGGATAAAGTGGGCGTGTCGTGAGCGTGTAATGATGTTTCTCACCAAGTTATCCACAGGCTGTTGATAACTATTTATCTGTAGAGTAGAAGCCTTCTCCCTTAAACTGGATGTTAGGAACGCTGTAAATCTTTTGCATCGAGCTGTGACAGAACTGGCATTTTGGGTCGTGCGGTTCATGGATACTCATTTCCTTCTCGTAGCGCAAGTTAGCCTCGCACTCTTCGTTGGTACATTCGAATTCATATATTGGCATGGTTACCTTTTGGCACCTTTTGACATGTCCGGCATGGGACTTCCTTTAACTTCCACGATCCGCATATAGCGCATCTCTCAGGCTCTAATTCTACCGAATCTTTGTTGATATCTCCGTAAATAGGTAGAAGTAACTGCACCAAGTCTGCAAACCGCATAAAGGCCAGATACTCGGAAGCATCTTCTCCTTGGCCATTCATACGGCACACCACGAAGGGAAGCTCTTTGCCCCCTGCTCTCTTGCTCGCTTGGCGCAGCCACTCCAAGGGCTGGAATGCCGATCTAGCTTTAACCTCGATGTCGAACGGAACATTGGTTATATCTTTTCCAGCACCTCGACCGATACCTGCATGAGGCCACCATTGCTGGAGATAACTAGCAATGACTCGCTCCGTGCGTAATCCTCGGTCTTTTCTGTGTCGCGTCATAGGTGAAGTTTATCCTCACACTTCTTACACAACCAGACTACTAACCCATCGTCTCGGGTGTATTCATTACACATAACATCGTTATCGCAGATGCTGCAATTAGTCCAGCCGAATGAACCAGCATTGAAATTATATGTATGACTCATGCTTTGCCTGCCGAATTAACTGTATGGCAGTCCTCGCAAGTCCACTCATGCAATAGATATCGAGTGCGTATCTGCGATCTAGTAGGGAACTTATTACACAACTGGCATATCAGCTTGTAACCTAGTTCCTCGAGTAATTCAGCATTAGCCCTTAGGTTGGCTCGCTGTTCCTCATTAGGAAATTCTTCCCATTCGCCATCTTGATTAAGAAACTGTATATATCCCATTATCTAGGCACCTGTGGCTTCCATGTTCCATCTTTACTAATCTCGTACCAGATTGGGTCGCATGGCTTGGCATCTCCACCAGGCATATCTCTAGTTATAGCTGCGACACACTTCCAATGACCCCATTGCTTACCGGCCTTAGAGGTTCCGGTCTTCCAGATGCGAGCACCATGAATACAGCTCTCGTCTACTGGAGTGCCACCAAGGACATCCTTCACCATCTCTACTGCTGTCTCCATAGTCTGAACTGGTGTTGCGAATGATTGACTCCATGGATCACTCTCTTTCGGTACTGGGACATACTCCTTTGATGTATCAGCCATCTTAGCCTTTACTTGCTCGACCTTAGCCTTTACTTCTTGGCTTGCAGCAACTTTAGACATTTCTTCGCGAGACGCTCTCTTTCCTTTAGTAGCGTAGCCTGCATTTGCGAGTGCGCGGCCAATCGCACTTGTCTCGCAATTTTCAAGGGCAGAAGTAGCATTAACTCCGCGACCCTGGACTGTTTCCTCAGCAAGGCCAGTTGTCCAAGGCCTAGCGTCTGCTTCAGTTCTAAAGATACTAGCTTCAACGATAAAGCGAGAAGCAGTTGAATCCAGCAACTTCGTATGAATCTGACCATCTGGGTGATCCTTCCAATATTTCACTAGGCGTTCTTCAACTGTTTCGTAATCATCTAAATTAAACATACAGTTCATTCTCCTCGGTGTGTAATTGAGCAGCTAGGCTGGTATACGCAACTAGGTCTACATAGGTATCAGTCTTTGCCGTTTCCATCGATCTTGCTATTTTGACCAATGCCATACACATCGCGACTTGGTAATCGTTAACTGGCATTTCGAGGTATGCACTCCATAAGGATGCGGTTCTCTGCATATTGTCACTTGGGTGACCATAATCAGCTCCACGGTCTTGGATAGTAGCTCTGGCCTCGTTGAGGTAATCACGGGCGTTCATCGATTAACCTGGTGCTGAGTCTGTGCCTTGATTAAACGGCGGGCATTTATTTTGCCTTGAATTTTGCCGTGTTCATGGCCTTTGGCATATCCAATGAGAAACCCTGGAAGTGAACCAATCAGCATTGAAAGTAAAACTATGTGATCGTGGTTAGTAATCATCTTGCTCCCTTCGCGCCGTACTTCGGCACTAAGAGAAAGTTACCCTAGTGGCAGCTCTTGGTCGATAAGATTTAGATAACGAAACGGTAACAATTCCACCTCGTCAATAGCATCATCTAGGCTGTAAGCCAAGTCACTTTCGCGGCCTGCCATATACCTTCCCCTGCACTATGAAAGTCCCATTCTTCTCGATGTTGATAAGGTCGACTTGAACGGTTGAATTCTGGACATACATGATTGCAAAGGCCTGCTGCCAATTAGCCGTTCCCTTGGTATATGAAGCCTGCTTAAAGTCCATAAGGTTTCCTACCTCGACACCATGCAGAACACGCCCTAAACGGCCACCAGAGGCCTCTGAGAAGGCACTACGCCCCGCTCTGTGAGTATGTCCTGAGATGACATTCTTACCGTGTCTACGGGCTGCTTCAAGGGCTGACAAGCCGCCTAGATTTTTAATGGGGGTATGGTCTCCATGAACGGCTATCCACCCTGGAGCGATATTCATAGGATTCTTATGGAAGGTAATTCCTAGTTCATCGAACTTCATAAACTTTTCGAATCTCAGCTCTGGCAATGACAAGAAGCTGGGAATCTTCTTCATGATAATGTTATAAAGTCTATCTGTGTGGTTGCTTCGGATGCAGTCAGTAACACCCAGTTCCCAGAGCAATTCGACACATCTGTCACGATCATCGCCAAGGCTCTGCTCATAGGCTTGAGGGGTTCCCTCACTCCATTTAGAAATGGTTTGGAAGTCAATTTCATCTCCGATAGTTACTGTCTGGTCTGGCTTAAACTTCTGTAGGAATCTTGCTATGTTCTGGGTTACATGGACATCCTCGAAAGGAACCTGTAAATCGCTCAGAATAACGATTCGCTTCATTTAGTCCTCGTCATCATCCTCGTATGGGATATTGTCTATCCGGTTGGGTAGGTCGGGAATTATCCAGTCCGGGAAGGTTTCACGATCAGATAGCAGCCAGAAGGCATGAGTCTCTGTGAATCCTGCTCTGCGTAATGACTTGTAATACTCATTCATAGCAATGCAATAAGCATCTAGTTTGCTATAAGTATCTAAGTCTATGACTGGTCGCTTCCTTGCCATAGATAAAGTGTTACTTACCTAACAGCTCGATGATTGTATCGACACGCGCTTCCAGTCGATTAACCTGATCCTTAATGCTAGAGCCACCATTGGGCTTAAGTTCTGCTAAGTAATACTTAATTAGAAACTGTAGATAAGCCGCTGTGCCACCAAGGACAGTAACGATTCCTACGGCTACAGCCGCAATATCTACCGCGCTCATTACTTCTTAGGAGTTGCGTATCCGAACACGCCTGCTAGAACCGCCCAAAGAACTGAGCGATAGTCGAGTGCAAAGTTAGATGCTCCCCACGCAGCTAGAAACGCTCCTGCTGTAAGGATCGCTGGATTTTTCATGTTCATACGGTGCCACCTATCATTGGGATATTAAAGAACGAGCCATCTGCATCGCCCTTCTTAGTGAAAGAGATATGGCAATGCTTAGTATGCGGATTGATTCCAGAATACTTGCGCCAGCGCCAGCCCATGCGAGAGGAAGCAATTTTCCCGTTAAAGATGATGTAACTAATTCTCTTGTCAGACTTTGCGCAGAGTCGAATCTGATCTGCAAGGTCAGGCATGAGGTCGGGCTTTGCTTTACCAGATAAATCCCGGTCAATATCAATGGCTCTGACGATACCTTGTTTATCAGGATTGTGGTCAGAAGCACGCGTTGAATGACGGTAATCGCCAAGCCACCCATCGCTGGACTTATCCCTTGATAAGTAAGAATCGTCAACCTGAAGCCTTAACTGTTGCCCGGCTTTGCATAACTTAGGAGTCATGCCAATAGGGCAGTTACTTCATCAGCTGTAAGGCCTAGTTTAGTTAGGACTTCGCGCTTCTTGGCTTCAAGTGCTGTTCTAGCAGCTTCAAGTGATTCTTTCGCATCTGCTTCCGCTTTGCGCTCAGCTAAAAATTGCTCCTTAGCCTCACCAGTTAATTCAATGCGTTCGTTATCTACTTGAATAAAGACTTTACTTTCTGTAGCCATAGATCGATACCTCTCCTGTTATAGTGCCGGTTCCAACGATTAAAGTAATGCCTGTGTATGAAGTAGATAGACCGTG